TTTGACGAGGGAATCGTTCTCATCGAAAACATCGCGCCGACGGGTGAATTCTTCCTCGTCTTCCTCGGTATCGGCGCCAGAGGCCGCGAATCTGTAGACTTTGTCCCGGTCAAAACCCATCGCCACCAGATCGGAGCGGCGAAGCTGCGTCTTGAGGCCCGTTATCGGACTGTCCTCGATCGAGATGGCGTCCGGATGGATCAGGAATTCTTCGAGCGGGACCGCGGCGAGCTTGGTGCAGCCGTATTCAGACACGCGCCGGATTTTCACATTATAGAGCGGCACCTCAGCCGGGCCCTGCGGCGTGTCGATCTGCTCGACGTACTGCTCTTGCTCCAGCACCTCCACATCGTCGTCGGCCACGAGCTGCACGAGCGCCTGCTCGTCAAGGCCGGTATGTTTCGACACCTGGACCTTGCGCTTCTTGTCGTACCACCAGCGAATGATGCCGTTGCGCAGCTTCAGCGCGTCGTGCGCGGCGTCCTGGACAGCGTCATAGCCATCACTCTCGGGGAACACGACGAAATTGACGTAGTCCGTCGCCTGCTCGGCGCTCGCCTCATCGCCTTCATTGACTGGCTGGTATTCCACGACCTTGTCATTGCCAAGGATTGTGCGGATCAGCGACGGCAGGACCTTCTTGATGGCAGAGCGAACATCACGCGAAACGACCTTCGACCGGTTTGGATCGGCCGGCGTGTCCTTCATGGTACCGTCGTAGTACTCCATCGCCTTGATGCGATCGACCGACAGCTCGTCCCGATAGTTCTCGCAGTCCTTCACGAGCTGCGATACCTGGGCAGCCATCTGCTGTTTCTGCATCGCAGCCATCAGGCTCTAACCCCATGGTTCAGAACACGACCGTGGTTCGGATGATAGCCGTACCGCGCCTCTGCCGCCTTCCTCGCGGAAGCCGCATCACGGATGCTATCGAAATAGCCCAATGAACGCGTCTTGCCGCCCTCGTCACGGATAGACGCATTCCATTTCTTCGTTGGTTGGTGCCAATAAACACCGACGAAACCGGATGTATTGTGGGAATACAGCACTGTGTTCCGCATGTTCTGCGAACGGGTCACATCGCGCATGTTGGCAACGCGATTGTCGCTGCGCGTCCCGCTGATGTGATCGATATAACCCTCGGGCAGGCCGCCATAATGCAAGATCCAAGCTATCAGGTGAGCTTTGTAGATTTCACCATCAAGTCTGATGACGAGATACCCAGTGTCGGAGACGTGCCCCGCAGTCTTCCCCGCAAACCGAGTGTTCCACATGCGCCAAGAACGCGCTTCCGGGAAAGCTTCGATGGGCCGCTGCTTCCACGTAAGGACCCCAGTATCTGGGCAATATTCGAAGAGCGCCGCGAGATAATCCCGCGCCGGGTAGGTCTTACGTTTCATGGAGAATGCCTTTTCCTACACGACTTTGCGTTCAGAGAATTTCCATGCTGCGGCGTCGGCCTTGACCTTGGCGAAGCGCTTCATCATCAGCGCGTAACGAGACGCGGAAATCACGTCGTCTCGCTCTTTGACGACCTTGCCGTCTTTGCGGTGGTAGAGCCGGAACTCCTCGAACCACTCGCCGCAGGTCGAAAAGACCTTGAACCGCCCCGTCTGCATGCGCTGCAGCATGTCAGAGAGGCCGGCTTCTACCCCGTTGGTGCCATCGTCGAACGTGGCGCGCTCAGGAAGCATGCTGAGACCCTGCGCCTTGTACTGCTGTGCAAGCTGCTCGCCGCTGCCCTTATCGTGCTGCAGGCCATCGTGCGGCCATGCCCACGGCAGCCACGCGCCCCAAGGCTTCAGAGCGGCCGAATGAATGATCGGTGTCGCCTCGCGCTCCCGATAGACCTTCGTCACGTAGAACACGTCAGCGTCACGATCCCAGGCGCAGCCAGTAGCCCCGAACGGGTGATCCCATCCGAAATCCAGTCCACCGATCTGCACCCAATGCTTGGGGATATCGAAAGGATCGACCCTGATGCTCTCTTCCGAGACCGGGAAGATGCGCCCCGAGCCGAGCGACGGGACACCCTTTGTGCGAGCTTCACGCTCGTGCGCGGGGTAGCTATCGATAATCTGCTTCCGCTGCTCCGCCGTGTAATGCTCCGCGTCGTCGATCGTCATCGTGGTGACGGTCCTGTAAGCGGCGCCGGGGTCCTCGCCTGGCATCAGGAAGCGCGCAACGACCGTGCTCATGCCCTTAAGCGGGGTGAACGTCACAGCGATTGAGCCGCGCGTGGCGTTCGTTCTGGTTATGCCTTCGAAATAGACGTCTTCCGGTGGCTCTTCGTCGAACCAGACGTAATCAACCGTGTTTGCCTGCCATTTACCGCGGCCTTGGTCGTATGCCTTGAAGAGGAGCGTTGACGATCCACCCGAGACATGCCGAACCGTGACGCTATCCAGTGCGCCAGAAACGCCAGAACGCCGGGTTGTGGCGATAATCGCGGCCTTCGGTATATACCCAGTGCCCCAGTCCTCTTCCGTCATCGGAGGCCCGAGCAGAAGCCGCTGCACGCCATCGCGGGTCAGTTCGTAGGACTCGGAACCGGCGGCCATGATGATCGGGCCATCAAAGCGGCGCCCATCCCACCAATCCGGGTATTTCCCCGTCAGGTGCATTGCGGCTTCGGCCGCGCCTGCAAGCGTCTTACCTAGCTGGTTACCAGCCATGAAAAGGCGCTCGCGATAGCCCTTCCCCGCCGCGTGGAACTCTCTCTGTTTCGCGTACGGGGCATATCCAGCCAGGAGGTTCTCCCTCCTACGCTTCTCCCTCTCCTCCAGAAGCGTCAACAGTTCCAGCTTTTCCGAGGAGCTTAGCGATCCGAGCATCAACTGCGTCATCAGACAGGGTTCCAATCGTGCCGGAGTGGTTGACGTCCTGTTTGTCGGCAAGGCCCAACTCGCGGGCGATGATGTTGGCGTTCAGGAGGTCCGCAGCGGCGCCGGCAAATTTCTGCTGATAGATGATCGACTCCGCTCGCGTGATGACGTCAGATAAATCGGCGCGCGTCTTGCGCCATTCAGTCCACGTTTCGAGCGTCACATCGAGGAAGATGCACAAACCCCCGAGCGTCATCGGGCGCATCTTGGCGACGGGCTCATGAGTTGCCGCGCCTTGGAAGGTTACAAGCTTGTCCTCGTACAGCGGATTGCTATCGACCCAATCGAAATATTCGCAACATGCGTTCAAAAGGTCTTCGGGAGAGGAGAACTTAGGCCTTGCGCCATGCGACGACCGCGCCATCCAGAACTTGTTTCCTGGTAGGAAGCGGCCTGTATGCTCGTCCTTCTCGGGATTCTTGTCGTTGCTCATGTCGTTCTGCCTGTTCATCCATTCGTGCCATTCAGACGGCGCGGCGCAAGGCGATCTACTTGGAGATTCATCCGGAGACTGCGGCCGGAGCGGCACAGGCTGCTGGGATGAACGATGCGCAGGGACGTGGCGGACAAGTTGTCCGCGACGTTGACAGTTTCGCTGCCGAAACAGCCAAGGCAATCGGAAAGGACGAGCGAACCGTCCGCCGTGACGCCGAACGCGGAACAAAAGTCATATCCGAAGTGATCGACATGATTACGGGAACCAAACTCGACAGCATGCGAGCAGTCGCCAAGTTGGCGACTCCTCTGAGAAGCCGAGAGATGCGCTCAAATTTGAGCCCATCTAGGCTCGTGCGGCTGCTAACGCGGCTATGGGGCGCGGTGGTGATGACCTTGCCGGTAAGTTCCGCGATTTCATCGCTTTTTTGTATCACTTTTATTCTTGTATGTCGGAATAAATGTGATACAACAAATACATGAAAATCACTTACGACGAAAAAAAGCGCCTCTCCAACATCGCCAAGCACGGCTATGATTTCGCCGACTTGGACATGGAGTTCTTCGCGTCGTCTGTGGTGGTCCCTGCTAAGGAAGACCGCTTCATGGCAATCGGCGTTCTGCGCAATGGCGTTATCGCCGTCGTGTTCGGCCGCCTTGGCTCGGAAGGCATTTCGATTATCTCTATGCGTGACGCAAGCCGGAAGGAAAGGAGCTTACTATGACCAACCTATCCCGCCGCATTCGCACCGTCTCCGACAAGAAGGAGGCAGAAATCCAACGAAAGATAGCCAGTGATCCGGACGCCCCAGAGGCGACAGATGAACAGCTAGCCCAGGCTAAGCCGTTTGCTGAAGCCTTGCCGGACTTAGCCGAGAGCATCAAGCGAGCTAGAGGCCGCCCCGCCGTCGAGAAGCCTAGGCAGCAGATATCAATCCGCTTGGACCCGGATCTCATCGAATACTACAAAAAGACCTGCGGTAAAGGTTGGCAGAGCCGGATGAATGAGGACCTTAGAAAGGCCGCCGGGTTGAAGAAGGCAGGCTAAGCTACTTATCCCTTACCTTCAGCCTTACCGTCTGGTCATATGTCCTGCCGCCTGCAGTCACTACTCGGTTGAGCAGGCTGTAGTTCGTCACGTCCGTACCGGCTGAGAGCCAGACCGTGGTGGCGGTGGTCGTGTTGCTGCTGCTGTCGACCACGAGGCCCGAGCCTTCGGAGACAGTCCACGTCGAACTTGATATGGTGTCAGCGCCGAGAAGGTCGGACCAATCGAGGCTGTAATCCTTGACCTCGTTCGGGTCCTTTACCGCAGGCCAGGTCAGCGCCATGACAAATCCTCTTCAAGCAGCTGCGAGCCTGGTTTCCGACCGAACCGATGCTGATCTGGTTTCTGCCTTGACCGAAGCGGATCGGATCTCCGCGGGGACGGTTGCCATCCTGTCCTCTTCAAGAACCGTAGCCGTTCTCTCTGCAGGGCTTGTGACCAGCACAGGAACAGCACTTGCTAAGACGGTATCGCCTGCTTCCGTTACCGAGGCGGTTCCCTTGATCGAGACACCAGCAGTCGTCGCGAGTGTGTCGCCGCTCTCCGTGATGGCTGCGGACGCTTTAAGAGAGACCTTGCCGGCGCTTGAGAGCGTATCGCCCGCTTCGGTTATGGCCGCAGAACCCGTGCGGGAAGCCGTCCCGATCGTTGCTGTCGCCGAAAGAGTGTCGCCCGCCTCTGTGATCGAGGCCGAGCCCTTGAGAGCCACCGCGCCTGTGGCCGCTGAGGTATCGCCGCCTTCGGTTATGGAGGCGGCTGCAGCGATTCTTACGGTTGCTGCGGATGAGACAGTATCCCCTGCCTCCGTGATCGAAGCGCTGCCCGATATGCCGCCGGCTGCTGCCTCTGGTATCTCCAGCCCATAGCCGATTGCGCTAACGGAAGTGGACGCCCATGTTAGCGACGTTCCCGGCGACACCATGTCATAGCTGACGTTCAGCCGAACGTTCGTTGCTGGCGACAGGTCGTAAATTTCGCTGTAACCGCTCGGCGCAGCCCATGCGCTACCGGCTGAACCAATCCCCCATGCGACACAGATTGACCCGGCAGCATAAGCCGCCATTGTGACGGACGGATCCCCAACGTCACTAGTGCCGACTTGGAAGTTTGAGGATATCGCGCCGCCAGTACCGGATATTTCGCAGACTTCACAGCCAACTTGCGTTGAACCGGTCGACGTGACCGTGACAGTCATTGCCGCGGGACTTGCGCCCACGTCCTGATAAAACAGTACGCCCCAAAGGTTGCCGTGAGCCGTGCTGGACCCGCTAACTTCGGTCCAGGTCCCGCCAAGGCTATCCGAGAATGTCGGTTTCGCAGGAGTGCCGCCGCGTCCAGTCGTGAGCGCAAACAGCCTGACATTTGCCGAGGGCGTGAAGCTCGCCGACGTGGCGGTTGTTGCAGTCGCACCAGCGGCGATTAGGTGCGTCGGTGTTCCGACTGCCATGGCCTAACCTCGCTAGGCCGCTTAAGCGTTGCCAGCCGTAAGCGTGAAGCCGGTGACTGTGAAAGCCTGACCGGAAGCAAACGAGGTGTTGTCAACGGTCAAGTCACCGCCGCCGCCCGTTGCCGTTACAGTGCCCTGTGCGTGGCAAGTCGTGCCATCCGATGCATAGAGGCGGAAGTGTGCAGCCGTGCCGGTCGCGTCCGCGCTCGTGTCTTCCCAGGTGCCCGCCTTGGCCTTGGTGCCGCCAGAGGCAGCGGCCATCCAATCAGACGGAAGCGAGCACGTTGCAAGCACCGTGCCACTGTCAGCGGTCGCGCAATCTGCCGGCGCCGCACCTGTGCGGATCTTCAGAACGGCAGACGTGCCGATCGTGGTTTCGACCGCGTCGAGTTTCGCGTTGCGAACGGCCGTCGAGTACTGCAAGGCCATTGGGATTTCTCCGAGCTATTGGAGTGTCGCGGCCAACTCTTCCAGCGGCTCGCCGTCTTCATCGAAATACTGAATATTCAAGCCTGCGGCCTGAGCGCGGCTGATAGATATGTCGGTGAGAAGCGTCAGAAGCTCCTCGATACCGTTCTCACCCTCGAACTCTAGACATGCAGCGATGAGATCGGCGTGGGTCATTCGCCGTCCTCTACCGCGCCCCACCCGCCTTGAGGCAGGCATAGCCGAGGGAGATAAGGGCCTTGTAGAACTTGCTGCGCATGGGTCAGTTTCCTTTGGGTTTGATGTTGAACCAGGGGCCGAACCAGCCGCGAGGAGGCTTGGGCATTAGGCGTTGACCGTTATTTTCGCTGCGCAGCTAGGACACTCAGCACTCAGGTAATCGCCGTCTCGCTGGTCGAAATGATACTTCGCTTCGCTCTTGAGGAATTCGATCACCGATCCACAGCGATGGCATTCCGCGGTGTAGAGCCTGTCTACCAGCTTCGTACCTTGGCGAACGATGCGCATCTCATCTCCTCAAACGAAAACCCGCCCCTGCGAACAGAGACGGGCTGAAATGTTACCGGGCGCACCATAATCGGCCCCGAAGGGTGGCAGCCTACCTGGGATTTCGTCTGCCGTTTAACCGACTCGACTGCTCATGATGAAAGAGCGTTGGCAGTCTCGGCTTTCACTCCGCCGCCCGATCTCGTTGAGGCATTGCCTCGAATTGGAACCCTTAACGAAGGCGCGATGGGTCCTTCACAAGCAAAAGAAAAGCAACCTGTGATTCATGCGTGTCGCCGGCCGCAACCACTTGCGCAACTCGGAACATGTCGGGAACATGGTTGACGGCGGCGCTGATTCTCTCCCCAGAGGCGCGCCGCCGTCAACGTAAACCAGCCAAAGGGCGGCTAGGTATGAAGGCATTCCAGACTTTGAAACCTCCCGGAAGAGTCGTCAAGCCGTTCCTTTGGCAGATACAAGGAACGAACGCATGCAAACTTTCTGGATTACCTTCCGCCTGAAAGATAACGCGACTTACACGCAACGGTACGACGATTTGGTCGAAACGGTCCGCACATCAGCTAGTAAATGGTGGGTGGAACCCTCATCTTTCCTTGTTTTCGCCTCTTCGGAAACGATCGATACAATCGCTGCTCGCGTGAAGAAAGTAATCAACACGGCGGACGATTTGGTTGTCATCGGCATGTCCGATTACAAGTCAGCTCGCCTTGTGGGCAACAACGAAGACGCCGACATTTTCGATTTGATCCCCTTTATGAAAAGGGCCTGACGCACCTCGATCGGAATGCGTAGCTGACGCGCAAACCAAAGAACCAGATTAACCCTTAGCGTCAGCATCGCGATTATCCTTACTCTTCCCAGGCTTCGGCTTGGGAGGGGTTTTCGGTTCAGGCGGCGCCGAGGATAAACATGGTGCAATACGCCTACTCGTAGAATTTTGGCAAAGTAAAGCCGCGGCGGGGAGTGCGAAACTCCCCTAAGCCTCGTGGGTCACTCTATGGCGCCCAGCAGAACAGGCCGCAAATCGCTGTAGCGATAATCTAGGCTACTCGCCTGATACTTTCAAGCGCAATCTCAACTTCGCGCAGAGATCCGAACATCTCTACACAAGCTTTGATGGCGCGCCGTCCTACTACGTTCGTTACTGCCGCGTAATGACCTGCCAGAGGCCCATCCTTGAGCTGGACGCTGTCGCCGGCCTTGAGACGGCGGACTGTCGGCCGGAGCACGTCGAAGTCACCGCGCTCCTGAGCGTCCCGGATATCCTCTACGATGTTACCAGCCACCGGGATCGGTGTACCTCCCGCGTCCGCGAGGACCGAGGTTACATTCCGCATCTCACGCAGCGTGCCGAAGTCCGAGATGCGCAGATAGGCGAAGACGTAGCCGGTGAAGAGCGGGCATTCCTTCATCAGCCATTTCTTGGTTTGGAAATGCCTGGTCTCCCGCCGCATCATCGGGCAGTAGACGGAAAATCCATTCTCCTCGAATTCGAGCGTGGCCTTTTGCTGCTGCCCTGCCCGCGTCCTGACAACGTACCAGTGACCCATGCGAAGCGCTCCTATTGCTGATGTGGGGGAATAGCCTACTGTTTCCATTACATTACCCTTGCGCCTCGATCGGCGTCCCTCGACCTCGGAGACCGATAGCCCTCGATCTCAGGCAGGTACTCCAAGGGCATCTCGCCTTTCTTCCCGGACCAAGAGAACCGAGCCTTCTTCACCAGAACTACCGTTTCGTTGAGGCTTGGGTCGGGCACGTCAATAACCACGCCGTGGTCTGGCTTGTTGTACCAGGCCGCGCTTCCCTCAATGTCGTAGAGTGTGGGCGTTCTGGCTTCACCGCCCTTGCCAACGTCCTTCGTTGGGTGCGCAACGACAATCGCGAGAACATGATGTCGCAACGCAAATCGCCGTATCTGTCGCAGAGCGCGGTTGACGTATTGCGTTTCGCTTTCACTTTTCGGCCGGGAGTGCTCAACCTCGTTCCAAGGATCGATGACCAGCACCTTTATGCCGTGCCTTATGACAGCATCCGAAGCCCTCTCCAGAAGCCATTCAAGCGTCATGTCTTCATCCATTTCGCCTGTGGGATCAGCATCGATGAAAACAAAATGATCTTGGATGAACCGATCGGCCCGCGAGACGGTTTCTCGGTTCCAGTTCGCTGCCGATACGCCAGACGCCGCAAGCCGAAGTTTGAACCTCAGAGCCGGCACAGTCGGAATTTCAAACGAGGCGACGGCTATGGTGAAACCATGATTTCGCGCCAAGTTGACGCACATGTTCATGGTCCAAGTCGATTTCCCATGCCCTGGGATGCCTGTAACTACCAGCAGCTCTCCGAGCCAAAGGCGCAGATACTCATCAAGCTCCGGCCATCCTGTCGAATAGGTGCGAGGCTCATCAACTTCCGGATAGTCGGAGAGCTGGTAAACCCCTTTCACAGGATAGGGCTTAGCACCCGTAAGAACCCGAACGACCTCGTCGGGGCCATACTTCATTCGAACGTCGTTCAGATCCTTACATCCATCCGGATATGTGACGAATGAGCAACGCGCTGCGCCGAGACGCCTCAGCAGCTCTGCCCTCAGCCGCTGCCCTGGTGGATCGTTATCAAGCGCCAGGGTGAACCGCTGTATCCTCTTCAGCCTGTCCCTGTTGTTGAAGCAGAATTGGAACTTGCCGCTAGCATCGTCATCAGGGTTGCTATCGTCCAGGTTCTCTGGATCCTCCCCTTCGCGAACAGGCAGAGCGCCGTCTGGAACGCTGACGGTCGTATGAAAGCCGCAGTCGATCGCCGTCAAAGCGTCGATTTCGCCCTCGGTGATGATGAGCGCTTTTGTCCCGGCCTCCAGCGCAGGATCATCCATGCAGTCGGCGTTCCAGAACGTTTTCCGTCCGCCGACTCGCTGCCAGAACTTCTTGCCGGGTGCGCGGTATTTCTCACCCACGGCCTTTCCGCCGTCGATGAACGGGAAGACGATGACGTTGCCATTCAGGGCCGGAACGATAGCGGTCGCGCCGCCCGACTGATGTTCCGCGCTACCCGTATAGACTCCTAAATGTTCGGCCACGGCCGGATCGATCATTCGATTTCGAAATGCCTGAATCCCCGAAGGGCCGAGTTGATTCATCGTAGAAGTCGCCTCCGTGGAAGCCGCAATGGTGGCAATTGAACTGGACACCCTTAGCGTCTATCCGAACCGACAAGCATGGTTCCCGCTTGTTTTTCCTCGTCGGAGAGCATTCAGGGCAGGTTGTTTTCTGATTTCCGCCAGCTACGCGCCTAAGCCGTATTCCATGCGCGGAAAGAATGGATTCGGCCGTTTTCATATCCTGGGATCGGAGCGCCGCCGCGCTTCGCCTCCCACCGCTCTTGCAGCCTGCGCAGCGTTGACGCGCTCAATCGCGTCTCGTTCTTTTTTCGCCAACGCTCCACTGACCGCGGTGAACCACCGGCTTCCTTTCCCGCCAGCCCACTCGTCCAACGCCCACAGTTCCGCCTCGACTGAGATATGAGGGAACGCCTTCTTCCAGTTCGCCAGATCCTTTGGCAAAAGCCGGATTGTCTTCGCTTCGAAAGCGTATTCGGCGGCGGCGTCATCATCATCGTGAGATGATGATATTATTTCTATTCTCTTCCCTTCCCTTCCCTTCCCTTCGGGGCCTGTAACAATTTTTGTCACTGACTTTGACGCGGTCGTTACAGCGTCTGTTACAGTGTCTGTCACTGACGGAGAGCGAACCTCTGCCAAGGCCTGACGGGCCGCGCTTGTGCGATTCTTGTTCTTCCGAAGCTTCGCCGCTCCCTCTGTCGCAATGTCTGTTACAGCACTGTGCCAGATCCGACCGTCGCGCCGCTCCCACCCGTGGAGTATCTCCTTCTTGAGGCTCTCCCACTCCTGCGGGGACGCCATGGCAGCATCGGCTAGGACGTCGTCATCATCCTCGATGCTTCCAGCCGGCACCTCGTGCCACGCCCGCATCCAAAGGTTGATCATGTAAAACGCCAGCTCTGGCTTACGCTTGCACCGAAGCCATGCCTTTGACTTCCGAAGCCGCTCGATTTGCAGAGGCATATACGGCAAGCACCGCACGTCTGTTGCTTCATCGGACATCAGGCACCCTCGTCCTGTGGACCGGGAAGTGCGTGACGTTTCCACCGGCGGCTCGGTGTGCTGGCAGCTTCTGATCATCGTCGAGGTAGACGTTGAGGAACGCAACCCAAGCGTCGGCGGCGATCCTGGCGTCGAGGAAGTCGCAGGTCGCGTCAGCCCGCAGCTTTGCTTGCCGGTACTCTTCCCAGGCAGTCAGCTGTTCTTCGATGGAACCCATCATGCGGTGATCTCCAAGAAGAAGCTCAAAAGCTTAGATCGCTCGGCAACCCAGCGACCACCAACCTTCTTGGCAGGCAGCTCGCCCTTTTCCAAAAGATGGAACGTGATGCGCGGCGTGCGTCCGATGGCTTTAGCAATCTCCTCGCCGCCCCAGATGAGATCGAGTTGATCAGATGTCGTTTTCGTCATGCGTCGGTAACCTCTGGTAAATGAAATCACGGTAATGTAAATTACGGTGATTTCATTGCGCGTCAAGCGAAAAGAAATTACGGTGATGTCATTCGCGGGGAGAAATGGTTATGGCGGCTGAGAGGCCCGGAAGGGGATCGGATCAATTTCCGCTTCGGCTACCGGATGGAATGCGTGATCGCATAAAGCGGCATGCTGAGGCTAACGGGCGATCAATGAATTCGGAGATCGTAAGCCTGATTGAAATCGCTTTGTGGGAGGCCGATATGGGACGGATGCAAGCAGGACTGGAGCCGCTGCGGGAAACAACTGAAAGAGATTGGGAAATTATCAAGTGGGCACGCGAGGTAGAAGCCCGCAGGAAAGAGGCAGCTAAAGACCCCTTGAACCTTGATGATATCCCGTTTTTTGACGAACCGGAGGCAAAGCTTCCCCAGCTGAAAAACAATCTTGCGTCCCTTCCTCCAGACCTATTGGCCGCGGTAGATGTGATCGTCACGGCTTTTACGAAGAAAAATAAGGACGAAGGATAGAATGGGGTGCATGGACGATGTCAGTCCGCAAGCGTGAATGGACCACCCCGAAAGGCGAGAAGAAGTCCGCGTGGGTCGTCGACTACATCGACACGAAGGGCAAACGTCGGCTTAAGACGTTCGCGAAGAAGAAGGAGGCCGACCAGTTCGCCGCCACGGCCTCTGTAGAGGTCAGGGAAGGCGTTCACGTCGCAGACAGCGCCACCATCAGCATAGTGGAGGCTGGCAAGCTCTGGCTCAAATCTGGCGATGCCGCAAGGCTGGAACGCACGACGATGGATCAGCGCCGGCAGCACCTCAATCTCCATATCGTGCCCTTGGCTGGCACGGTGAAGCTGACGAAGGTTACAGCGCCGTGGGTGCGCTCCTTTCAGGACGACTTGCGGGACAAAGGCCGGTCGGCCGCGATGGTGAAGCGTATCACGGTCAGCCTTGGAAGCATCCTCGCAGATGCCCAGGGCCGCGGGCTTGTCGTGCGAAATGCCGTTCATGAGCTATCCAAGGCCAGGTCAGGCACGAAGGCCTCTGAGAAGCGCGCTAAGGCGAAACTAAGGGTCGGAGTCGACATTCCGACCAACGCCGAGATCCGGGCGATCCTCGACGCGGCTACAGGCCGATATCGCCCCCTGCTCGTTACGATGATCTTCACCGGCATTCGATCGAGCGAGGCGCGCGGGCTCCGGTGGGAAGACGTAGACCTAAAGAAGGGCATTCTGCACGTCAGGCAGCGCGCCGATCGATATGGCGAAGTCGGCATGCCCAAATCTGAGGCCGGACAGCGAACCGTTCCCATGCCCCCGATTGCAGTCAACACGCTGAAGGAATGGAAGCTGGGTTGCCCCAAGAGTGAGGCCGGGCTTGTCTTCCCTAACACGGCCGGGAACATCGAGAACCACCAGAACATGCTCAAGCGCGGGCTATGGCCGACACTGACCGCTGCGGGCGTCACCACTGCCACCGACGAGATGGACGATGAAGGAAAGCCCATCCTGGCGCCGAAGTATTCGGGCTTCCACGCGCTGCGGCATTGGTTCGCGAGCTGGTGCATCAACCGCAAGGCAGATGGCGGGTTAGAGCTCACGCCGAAAGCGGTCCAAACTCGCATGGGTCACAGCTCGATCCAGGTGACTTTTGACACCTATGGACACCTGTTCCCGTCAGCAGATGAATCCGCAGAAATGGCGGCCGCAGAGCAAGCGCTTTTTGCAGCCGACGCGACACAGGCGCAACATGGATGA